TCTCCCGGGCACGTCCCATGATGGTGTTGACAAAGGTCCCGATGTAGTCCGTGTTCAGCGCCTCGCTGAAGGCTACTGACGCAATGGTTCCCATCTGTCCGAACACCTCGCCCACGTCGCCTGCGCCCTGTATCTTGAACTCATCCAGGCCCGTGTTGAAGTCGTCAGCCAGGCCGGCAAAAGGGTTGTCGAGCCCAACAAGCTCAGCAGCGGCCCCGATGAACTCCAGGAGGCCAGCAACGGCTCTCACGATGCCGGAGACGCCCTTGTCCACGATGTCGATGAGGCCGTTGATGGCCGCAGCCCCGAGCGCCTTGAACGCCTCGGGGAGGAGGTTCCACACCCCCACAATCGTCTTGAAGGCCCCCACCCACAGGCCGATCTGGGTGTTGACTACAGTCTTGACGAACTCCACGATGGCCCCGAGGACGGTTGTGAACACGTCCAGGAGGTCGCCAACGTAGCCCCCCACGTTGTCAAACCCCGTCTCCCATGCCTCCTGGAACCAGTCGATGACCGGCTGGAGGAAGTCCACGATGAAGCTGAACACAGAGCGGAACACGTCGCCCAGAGACACCACGCCGTCTGAGGTGACCTTGAGGCTGTCCCGGAAGATGTAGAGGGCCGCGACAATCGCGGCAATCGCTGTGACCACGAGGCCGATGGGGTTGGCCAACATCGCAGCGTTGAGACCCCACACGGCGTTGCGGGCGAGGTTGACAGACACAGCCCAGGCGGCAGTCGCCACGCTTGATGCCCCCATCCCGATCTGCATGCTGATCAAGTTGCGGACCAAGAGCGCCACGCTGCCGATCATGTTGGCGGAGAAGGCGGCAGCCAGGGCGATGCCCGCCACTCCCGCCAGGCGGGCAATTGTCTGGAGGTTCTGCCCCACAAAGGTCAGGGCGTTGGCGAGGAAGTCCGTGACGCCCAGCGTCTCGTTGAGCTGGCCGATGAAGCGGAGCGCCGCGTTGCTGAGGGTCTGGAACGCCTCGCCCACGGTCGGTGTGAGCTGGGCGAACTCTGCCGCAATCTCGGGGGCCGTCTGCTGGAGGGCGTCCATGATCTTGTCGGACGTCAGCGCACCCTCAGCCCCGAGGTCCCGGAGCTGTCCGATTGTGACGCCCATGCCCTCGGCAATCGCCTGGGCGAGGCGGGGCATGTTCTCAAGGATGCTGATGAGCTCATCGCCCCGGAGCGCCCCGGAGCCAATGGCCTGGCCGAACTGCCTCACCCCAGCCTCTGCCTCCATGGCAGAGCCCCCGGAGACGCGGATGGCCTGGTTGACCGTCTCGGTGATGTCGAGCAGCTCCTGCTGGGACATCCCGAGGGCGTCCGCATTCCGGGCCACCCGGGAGTACAGGTCAACTGTAGCCTCATAGCTCGTGCGTGTCCTCTGCGCGCTCTGGTACAGCTCCTCGTTGATGCGGGCGAGGTTGTCTGTGCCCGAGGTGACCAGCTTGAGGCGGTTGGTCAGGAGGGTGTAGGTGTCTGCCTGGCGGAGTATCTCCCGGGCACCGAAGGCAGCCCCGAGCCCAGCGAGTGCGCCCATGAGGAAGCGGACACCACGGGCAGCACCCATGGCACCGCCGCCGATGCCGTCGATGTTGCGGCGGACAACCCGGGAGCCCCGCTTAGATACGATGATGTCAATGCGTTCAGTGGTCATCTCAGGAAGCGAGCCCCCTTGACCTGGCGGACAGCAGCCTGGACGGCCTTCTGAACAAACCCGGCGGGGGCCTGCCGGGAGGAGCCGCTGTTGAGCGCGTTGATGTAGGGCAGGTTGTTGGAGATGGCGATGCCGCTGTTGCGGTCCCCGTCATACCGTGCGATGACGGCCTGTCCCTGGGCTATTGCGGAGGCGCTGTTGGGTCCAGCTGTGCTGCCCTTCTCCCCGGGGACATAGGCGTCAATTGCCGTCCGGGCGGGGGCGTCCATTTGAACGATCCAGTTTGAGCGGGCACGGCCCTTGTCAACCGGAGTAGCCATGACAACGGCCTGGTCAGCAGCTAGTGCGGCCATCCTCACGGTGCGGTCTGCGGCCTGGGCTATCTCAAGCCCGAGGCGTCCCATCCGCTGGTTGAACTGTTCCGGGCTTGCCACTGTCTTTCCCCATCCATTCCAGGTACTCATCGTCAAGAGCCCTGATCATTGCCACCAGGTAGTCCCTGGCCTCGCCGTCAAACCCAAACTCCCTTCCCCATTCATTGATCCGGTTCCAAGGTATCGGTCCCGGTGCGCCGTTCATCCCGATATGGGGGCGCGTGGTGCTCAGCTCCCGGAACGCCTCCATGTAGAGGTCCAGCCCCGGGAGCAGCTCGGGCGCATCTGCGATGTAGGAAGGGGGTGGTTGGTTCCTTTTGTAGGAAGCCGCCAAAACCCGCCTCTCAGTGCGCCCGTGCTCAAGCTCATACCGCAGAACCCCTCTCAGTTTCCCGTGTCCAGCTCCTCATCGCCATCAAGGAACAGACCCAGCTTCATGGACTGGTCCCGCACATCAATGTAGAGGTCCGGGAGGTCGGTGAACAACGTCTTGCAGGCGTCCACGCTGAACTGGAAGGCCGCGCCCTTGTAGGGCATCACGTTGGAGCCCAGGGGGCTGTCCCAACCCAGCACGATACACTCCGCCCAGACATCGCGGGTGAGCCGCTCCGCCAGGTCGTTGGACATCGTGTCGTTGGCCATCGCCCGGCGGTGGGGCTTCATGCGATCCTCCATGAGCTTCTTGAAGCGCTTGTTGGTCGCTCCGGCCCGGGTGATCTTGATCCTGAAGTCGCCGTAGTCAAGCCAGATGCCCTCCTGTTCCAGCTTGGAGCTGGTCTTGAAGAGGGCTTCTGGGCCCTTCATGGTCTTGATGTCAGTCGTTGGCGCTTTTTCGGCCATTTTCATTTCCTTTGTCATTCTGCGGCTGTTGGAAGGTAGGCGAAGCTGACCGCCAGCATTGAGTGGTGGAGTGTCGGGTGCTCAGCGCCCTCCATTGTGATAGGCAGCTTGATCTCAGTGTCCTTCTCCACGTTGGGCCGCCCGTCACCGATGGAGATGAACGGAATGTCGAACACCCAACCGGCGTTCTCCTTCACCATGGCGAAGTCCAGTGAGATGTCGTCGTTGTCGCGCACCGCCTGGATCGCCTCCACGCTGGTGAAGTAGGCGGTCACAGACCCCGCAGCCACAAAGTCCCCGGCGGTAACGTCAAACGCCCCGAGGGTCCCGATGGCCTTGGAGGGCGTGACGTTGTTGTTGATCGTCACCGTCAGCTCGGTGAGGTACGTGAACAGCGTGGCGGCTGTGTCCTCGTTGAGCATGCGGAGGCGGGAGAAGTCGCTGGAGCTGTTGAACGCCTCCTGGTCAGGCACGTCCGGGCGGGAGCCGGTCTTGGCCCCGTCTGCAACAGTGCGGTACTCAGCGTCAATGCCGATGAACCCGAGGTCCACCATCACCTTGTCCGCCGTGCTGACCTTGATCTCCATGGTGTTGGCGACGCAGCCCTTGATGTATTCAAAGCCCGCAGAGCCCAGGCTGCGTTCCATCTGGTAGGAGCGCTGCTTGATCAGGGCCGGGTCGCTCTCGTTTTTGATCGCGTGGCCGACAAACAGCTGGATGGTCTTGGCCGCCCCGGCGTCCGTGACCATGGTCCCCGGCTGGCGGTCAAGCACGAGGCTCGTGGCCGCAACAGAGAGGACGCGGGCGAAGCCGTTGTTGGCTGCCGTAGCGAACTGGGTTGCGGCAGCATCACCACCGATGAACAGCCACTCACCCGGGATGACCCCGAGGTCTGTGAAGTCCAGGGCTGTCGAGGTGAGGGAGACAACGGTGCCTGTGACGTCCACCTCAACATCGCCGGAGGATGCCTGGGCACCTACCTTCGTGACCTTGGCCCCCGCAGGCGGGGATGCCTCAGCCGTGAGGCCAGATACAACCACGGTGGTGGCCGTGGAGCCGGTGGCGACCTTCAGGCCGTTGTTCGCCGGGGTCGTGAAGCCCTCTGCCCAGACAAGGTCGCCAGAGGCGAAGCTGGAGCCCAGGGGCGTCGTGACGGTGTAGGCCGTCCCGGTCACTGCCGTGGGTTCAGCGCTGGGCTTCTCCCGCCAGTCAGCGTACATGAAGCCCTGCATCATGTCATACAGGCTCTCCTGTACAAAGTCATTCTGGAAGCCAGCGGTGGCGTCCAGGTCCGTGACAACGCCTTTCTTGCGCTGGCGGGACGGGGTGATGGGTGCCCGGGCCGTAGTGCTGACCTGCGGGCCAAACTCGCCGTAGCTGTTGGGCTCCAGAGGATGCCAGACCGGGGAGCCCGGAAGGATCCCCAAAGTACCCAGGACCTCCTCCGCATAGCGGAGGCCCGTGATGTTGCTGTCAATCTTGTTGGCCATCTCGTGCCTCCTTATTTGAGCTCATCATAGCTGAACTCTGCTGTGACGTTAAGCTGGAACCACGGATCATCCGGCCCAACCTCCTGAATGCCCACCGATCTGAACCAAACGCCAGACGGGGAGCTGACGCCCTCAAAGGCGTCCCGGGCGATGACCGCAAGGGCCTCCGCCATTGT